ACGAGGCTTGGCCACCCGCAAGACAATGTTGTTCTCGCCCCGATGGGACCGTGCGTATCGCTCTGCCACCGCGCGGCTCTTGCTGAACGACGAGAGCGCCTGAAGCTCGATATCCTCTCCCGCCGTGGTGAAACCAGCCATCGTCTCGTCGGCGAGATCGTGGAGGCCGCGGAAGGTCTCGCCTTCATACACGGGCGCGGTCGACAACGCACTGTCCAGATGGTCGAGGACGTCCTGTACTTCCGGCGTGACCGAGCCCTCCCCGATCTGTGCACTATGCACGGCGTCGGTCATGGACTCACTGGCCGTCCACTCGAACACGGCCCGGCGCTCCGCATTCGACAGCACGGACTGCCATCTCACGATGCGCCTAGAATTGGCGAGCTGCTTATCACCGGCGTCGATCGCCTCGGCGACCGCCTGTTCTCGCGTCTTCGGCTTCCAGCCCTTCGGCGGGCGCAGGGATCGATCGAGCGCCTTCTCGCGCTCACCGCCGCGGAAGTCGCGCCGGACCTGGCTTGGCACATACTCATACTCGGCCATAAGCTCGGCGCCATCGCTCCCGATTATACCAAGCTGTCGCGTCTGCGGTTCGTCAAAGTCGATCTCCCCGTCATCCCAGACGAACAGCGGCTCGAGGATCGATCGACAGTTCACGTGCAGGGGTGGCGATACCGATTGCAGGCGGGGGTCGTCGATGTCGATGCGCACTCCGTCGAGGAATCGGCAGACGTCGGAAGTCCGGCTGTCATCGATGGCGACAAATACCACGCCGCGCACGAGTGGATCTGCCGAGTAGGCTCGGATCGCTCCCATGTTCGTCGCCCGGGTGTGCTCCGTGACGGCAATACGCTCCAGCTCGTGGTCAGTCTTGTCATCGCCGAACTCCTCCCCGAGCAGCGAGACCACGCCGCGCTGGGTGTACTGTCCGAGATCCTTGTCCCAGCCCGAGTCCCTCAGGCTGTATCCCTCCTCGATCCCCCGGCTGATCGACCGATGCGCCCGGCGCACCGTCTCCGCGTACCGCTCGTCAGTCAGTTCCTCCGCCCACTGGTCGTAGAACCGGACGACTTCGGCGTAGGGAAGCACAAGCTCGGAGACCGAACGAATCGAGAGATTCGAGGAAGTCGCTCGAATCGATCGAAGAAACTCGGAGCGGCGGCCGCCAGCCGGTTGGAGGCGGCTGCGTCCCCACTCAAGGCCGGCCTTGTCCGCGGCGCGCATGAGGCCCCGCAGGTTGGCTTTGTATTCGGCTTTGAAGGGGATTTGCATGGCCTTTAGACGCTCGTATCGATCGGCCTTCGCGGAGCGCTTCCACAGCCTTCTGGTGAAGGCCTTCAACCACTTGAGCTGCTTACGCTGGACGCGTCTCAGCGAGCGAAAGTAGCTGTCGGCGGAACGCTCTTGCTGTCGCCGAAACGTTCGGCGAGTTGCTTGCGATACCAATCGTCGTCCTCGGTCTCTTGGACTTGGGCGGTTGTCGGTTGTGGGTCTTCGGTTATCGTTGGAAGAGCAGGCGCTGTTGCCGCTCTCTCGTCGGCTTCGGCTTGCTGTTCGTCCAGCTCGGCCTCCACGTCCACATCTGGGAGCTGCTGCACGAACAGCCGCTTCGAGATCAGGCTCTTCTCCGCGGCCGGCAGCCAGACCTTCTCGACCTGCTTCAAGTGCGTGGTCGAGCTGCCCTCGACGTGGGGCTTGACCACGTCGGGCCGGAGCTGGCTGTTGAGGTTGGCGTTGCGGAGGGCGATCGACTTCGCGAGCAGGTCCTCGTAGAACCCCACCCATCGGCTCTGCTGAGTGCTGGACTCGATCTCGACCGGGTCGTCCATACTCTCCGCAGTCGAACGGTTGGACATGAGATCCGGAAAGCCGAGATGGTGCACGGGCACGCCAGTGGCGCCGCTGATGATCTTGGCGAGCGTGAGAATCTGCTCGCGGAGGATCTCGACGGTGATCCCCGTCGGGCCGTGAAGGCCGAACTTCGCGGGGCTGGCGAACGCGCTGCCGACCTTCCACTTGTTAGCGACGATGTGCGCCCGGATCTCTTCGGCCTGCGCTTCGTCCTCCGTCTCGAAATACGGCGTCTGCTTGGCGAAGAGCTGGGAGATCTTGTGCCAGTCGCGCAGCGCCTTGTCCAGCTCCTCACACTCGGTGAGCACGTTGCGCAGACAGGGGTTGCCGTCGAGCTTGGAGCCGGCATTGAAGCACACGTAGGCCACGATCGCGCCATCGAGCGTGATCTGCCTATTGGCCGAGCCATCGCGCCATGTGGCGTTCTTGATGCGGCGCCAATCGTCACGGCCCACCGCATCCTTCTCGGCCGTGAGCTCGTACTCCGTCTCCCGCCAGGGCACGTGGTGGACCCGCACCTGCTGATCCGCGGGGATCCACTCACACCACACGAGCACCTGTCCCTCGAACTGCGCCTCCTTTTCAAGATCCTGGGAGCCCTCCATGTCGAGGTCGTTGTAGTCGAGCAGCTCGCCGAGCCACTCCAGCTCCGGGGCCGCGTCGTCTGGATCCACGTCGTCGTCGACCGCGAGCTGTAGCCCGTTGGGCAGCACGTCGGCCACCTTGCGGTTGATGATCCGCTTCACGAGCTGGTTCCCGTAATCAGCCTCGCCTTCGTACTTGCGCACGATCTCCTTGACCGCCTCCTTCTTGGTCGCGTACTGATTGCTGTCGCTGCTCAGCACGATCTGCGAGTACGTGATCGCATCGAGCACGCGCAGCTCGTACTCGCGCACTTGTGCCTGGAGCTCTTGCACCCGCTTGGTGGTTCGATTGAAGGGCCACATGGGCAGTAATCCGTAATGCGTAATGCGTAACTAAGAGGCCGTCGCTGCGTCTAGGAGGAACTTGCTGGCGAAGGAGCGGTAGCGACGATGCCACGCGAAGGGGCAGGGGTTGTTGTAGCCGGGCACATCGGGATCGTACTTCGGATGGCAGATGTACTCGTCGATCTCGCCGCTCAGCTTGCCGAGCAAGACCCACAGCCAGGTCGGCATGTATGCGCTCGCGTGTTTGTCAGCGAAGCAGAGCTTGCTCGGATCGAGCCTGGCTTGTCGGCAGATGAAGCGACTATGCCGCAGAACCTGGTCGGCCGCGTCTTCGCCGGCGAGGCGGTACGCAATGCGAGCCCCGCGCACGGGATGCTGTTCGCCTTCCGGCCCGTCCATGTTGGGGCATCCCCAGTAGCCCCAGTCGTGGACCACGATCGCCACGAGCTCGCGCCACGACGGCCGTCCGTACAGCTTCAGCCAGCCGCGCAGCACGAATAGCGGATGCAGCAGGAACTGGTGCTCTCCGATCAGTATGCTCTTGGTTCCGATCTTCATCATCTTCTTTGCGTCTCCGCGTCTCTGCGCCTCTGCGTTACATGACATCCGGTAGTGGAACCAACGCACCCGCGCCGCGCTTGTCCAGCCGCCTCACCGCGTCCTCGAACGCGTCCGGACCGTCGTCGTGGACTCCGGTCATGCCGTAGTCGAGGAACTGGTCGATGAGCAGTTGCTGGTCGCTGTCGGAGGGGTCGAAGTAGAAGCGGCCGGCCTCGAAGTCGGACTGGAGGCCGATGATGCGATCGTCTTTGTTGCCGGTCTGGTGAAAGGTGCGCACGTCCGGCGCGCCGGGCACAGCCTCAAACGCGGCCTTGCCCCATTCGTTGAACACGTTGCGCTCGCACCAGAACGGAAACGGGCCGAGATCGTCGTTAATGCGCTTGGTCGCACGCACGACTTGGTTGGGCGTGGCGTGGCGAATCCAGGCGTTGAGACAGTAGATGTTCGGTCGCTTGGTATTGACCTCAGACTCGCGCACGCCAAGCGTGGGCAACGCGGAATAGTCGTTCTTGGTCTGGCTCGTGCCGGCGGGGTCGAGCACGGCGACCTTGCGAAAGTCACTGGGGTCCACGTCGGCAACCCGAAACTCGTGAATCCACTCCGGTTTGAACGCGGCCGTCTCGTCGTCGGGCAGACAGTCGATCTCGCGCCGCGCGTTGCGCATGCCGAGCAGGGCACAGCGACGGGCGAGCTTGTCGGTCGGGTAGCGCTCCGGCCAGAGGCTCTGCTTCGTGACCCGGTCACGGAGCGCGTACACGAAGTAGCGACACAGGGGCCGGCCGTCGTCATCGGTCTTCTGCGCCTGCTGGGCCGCACGGTGCATGAGGCAGTGGCGACCGTACATGTTGCCGAGGTTGATGAAGATGCAGCCGTTGACTTCGAGCCCGCCCAGGACCGCGCCGTTGATCCAGTCCCAGAGCTCCTGCTCGCGGTCCGGGTTCTTGACGAGGATCTCGTTCTCGAGGTCGTCGCCGATGAACGCGTCGGGCCGGTGGCCGCGGAAGAACTGGCCCCGTGGGCTCTGGCCGATGCCGCGACACCAGATGCGCGTGCTGCCGTAGATCCGATCTCCCTCCGTGCCTTCGACCTGACAGGCCTCCTCGCCGTAGTCGGCCCGGATGCGAGGGTTCGCCTCGAGCTCCCACTTGATGTAATCGGCCTTGGCCACGGCCACGCCCTCGGTGGCGCCAGCCATGATGATGAAGTGCCGGCCGGGCTCGTCGTAGGCCTTACGTAAAGCCGTGTTAAGCTCCCATCGAAGGGGTTTCGCGAGGGAGAAGATCGTGCTCTTGCCCGCGCCTCGGGACCAGCAGTGGTACTGGGGCATACCCTCTTCCCTCGACGCACGCTCCGCCTCGACGTGTGCGCTCCAGGGGGCACTGCTGAAGTAGTGCGGCAGATACGTCTGCGCCCAATCGAAGAACGGGAGACTACGCCGGCGCTCACGAGCTTCTGCGCTCGTGTCCGCGAAGGGCCGGGCCGCGTTCTTGATCGCGTCCAGGATCGCCAGGCGGCGTAGTTCGTGGTCTTCGGTTAGTAGAGGCATGATTAGAAACGCAAAGGCGCTGAGGCGCAAAGGCGCAAGGGGGAGAGCTACGAAGTCAGAGAGGGAGGATCACCAACGGTGAGCGTCCAGCCCTTACGGGCGGCGTAGGCGATGCCGAGCTGCATGGCGCGCTCTTGGTCATCGACCATGGGGACCGACTTGGCCTTGATGCGCTTGAGTGTGCCGGAGGGCTTACAGACGAACAGGCCGAACTGCTTGCCCTTACTGATACCGTCGCTGACCACGACGGCTCGGCCCTTGTCGTCCCAGGCGATCTGCTTGGCTTCCATGTCTTCTCCTTTGCGCCTCTGCGTCTTGGCGCCTTTGCGTTTACTTCTTGCTCGCCTGGGTGGCGAACTTGACGAGTGCGAACTGCTTCTTGACGAAGTCGTCGGCCTTGGCGATCATGCGCTCGGCGAGCTTCGGATCCGGGTCGTCCGCGGCGAAGGGGGCGAAACGCTCGAACCAGATCAGGAGCTGGTCGGGGTCGAGCCGCTTCTCGAGCTTCTCCTCGAACTGGAGCAGGAGCTTGGCCTCGCCCACTTCCGCGGGGCTCAGTGTGTCCTTGGCCGCGAGCTGGTTACTGCGCCGGCGCACGTTGCGCAGGCGAGCGAGATCGGCCTCGACGCTCAGCTCGCCGTCGTTGACCACGGCCAAGGCGTCGCGGGCCGCGTCCCATTCGGCTTGGTTCGCCGCGTACCACGTGCGGTAGGTCTTGGACGTCTTCGCGTCCTTGCCCAGTTGCCGCGTGAGCTCACGGACGATCTGGTTCCAGTTGAGGCCCTGGGCGAAGAGGTCGCGGGCCTTGGCTTCGTGGGTTTTTCTGTCAACTGACATTGCTACTTGAGCATACGGCTGAAACTGGTGACCTTGCCGCGCAGCTCCTTCACGGACTCGATGGCCTTGATCACGGCCTCGGACGCGGAGCGGTAGGGCTCGACCTCGAACAGCTCGATGCCGGCGTCGTCGGTCGTGACGTCCTGGAGGATCCGGATCTGGTCGCGGGCGGCCCGCTCGAGTGCGGCCTCGGCTTCCTTGAGCTCGGACCGGGCGTCGGAAAGGGCTCGTGTGAGGTCTCGGTCAACTGCGTCCATGGGAAGACTCCGAAGAGGATGGCAAAATCATGAGGCCGAACAGAGAGACCGGTCGGGCACGTAGAGCTCGTTGACCATGCGGTCAGGGTACTTGTGAAGCATGTATGACCGCACCTCGTCTTCGCTCAACGCTCGCTTGAACTTGAAGTCCGCAAAGGAGCAGAAGCCGTCTGGCCGCTCCCATCGCACGCGCCATGTGTGTGACGGAAACGCCCGTTTCTCTGCCTCGAGGAGCTTCAGCCTGGCGCTCTCGCCGTCAGCGTCCCACGGCGGCCGAGGGCGTGAGCCGTGGCCTCGTGCCACGTTGCAGGCCTCGATCAGCGCAGAGACCTCGTCGGCAGTCAGAGACAGATTCATGATGGGGGGCACGACTCGTGGATCGATGGAAATCGTTCGGACAACTGCTTCTCCAGGGGACAGAGGACACCTTCCACCCAATAGCGGAGCCAGCGGATGTTGTATCGGATGACATCTCTCACAGCTTCCACGCTCTCGGCCTTCTCGATGGCTTCCACGTCGAGCGGGTCGAACCCGGTCTCGCGTTGGTACTGATCCATGATGTTGGCGCCGATGCGTTTGGCTTCGTCGAGTGTCATGGTTGGCCTCGGCTAAAGGTGCGCTGGCCGGCCGCCACGCCGGCGGGCCAGCGACTTCGATCACTGCGCTTTGTCGTGCGGCGCGCCTCGCTGGCGCAGAACCTGGTTACCGAACCGCGCCGCGTGGGGCCGGCCGGAAGGGACCCGTGAGTTCTCGCCAGCATTCTCACGGGTGGCCATGACTGAGGCTTTCGGGAATGAAACCCAGTGCGGGAGTGAAACCCGCCGCGCCTATTGGTGTATTTCGGGGACAAGGTCGTCTTCTTCGTAGTAGCCGAAGGCTTCGGTCTGACGCTCCTCGGCCTCTTGCGCTTCTCGAGCGCAGCTCAGACACGCCAAGTCGCCTTGCGTCGTGGCGCAGGCCGGGGACGCTATGTCGTCTTCCGTGCGCACGTCGTAGCAGACCAACTTGCCGCAGAACTGGCAGTTGGCCATCTCGTCTCGGTCGTAGTCGCAGAGCTTGCACATGTTCAACCTGCCGTGAGCAGCTTCGGACGTCGGTCCATCTCGTCGCGATGTTCCATCGCCTCGACCTCGGACTTCAGCACGATCGGCGTGCCATCGGGCACGACTGCCATGCTGAGCTCGAAGTTGCGGTCATCCTCGATCACGATCGGATCGCCGGGAGATCGGTACTTGACCGGGCGCGCTTTCGACAAGACGTTCAAGAGCGTTTGAACGCCCTTCTCTGACGGCACAACGACTCGCTCGTATCCGATCTGAAGGATGACTTTCATGGGTTGGTCTCGGCTTTCTCTTCTTTGCGCCTCTGCGCCTTGGCGCCTTTGCGTTTCGTCTTCTCTCTCACGCCTGCGCGGACTTCCGCCCCGGATGCCGTTCGTTGCAGCGGACGCCGATGCGGCTGTCGAGTGCTGCGACGTCGCTCTTCGTAGCGAACGTTTCGAACGCGTTCTTGTTGAAGTCCACCAGTGCGGCCTGATGGGTGGTGATCAGGCGGTTGGTCTCATCCATGCGGCTGGCTAGGACTTTGATGTCAACCATCTGTTCAGCGCCTTTCTCCAGTCGCTGGTTTACGGTAGTGCGCCAGTCCATGAGCTGGCTGATCTTCGCTGTGTCTTCGTGGATGGCCTTGCGGCTCTTCGCGGCCGCGCCGGACTCCTTCTCGAGCTCGGCGATGCGAGCGTCCACCGCGCCCCGCCACTGACCTTGCTTGTAGATGGCCAGGAAGGCGCCGGCCAGTGTGCCAATGAGCGAACCTGCAAACCCGGACAGTAGACACCAGAGCCAAGTGAGTTCCATAGGTGTGATCCGTAATGCGTGATGCGTGATGCGTAATCATGGCGAGGCTACGGGGTGCCTGGGGCGACCGACACTGCTCACGAGCTCGTCGTCCGTTCTCGTGCGGCGACCGCGGCCGGCGCAGTTGGGGCAGATGCGATTGCCAGGCCCAGTCGAGTTGAACTCGTTGTCGCAACTCAGACAGGTGCGCATCCGGCGCTGCTTGGACCGAACACGCGGCAGCTTGTGGGCACAGTACGAGCAGATGTCGAGACCTTTGGCCCTTCGACCGGTGGTGATCTGACGATTGCACTCGGGGCAGATTGTGGGCCTGGCTGCCATGGTGACTACTGCTACAGGCCTTTCCGGTTGGCGACGGCGAGCTCGATGGCCAGATTGACGGCGCGGCCGGTGGCCTCGACGCCGACCTCAGTGAGCTTGGACAGCAACCGAACCTTGGCACGTTCGCGCTTCTCGCTATTCGAGACATCACTGAGTGCCTCGGTCACGTTGACCGCGAACTGGGCGGCAGCGAGGAGCCGCGGGTCGATTGCGGACACGAGCTTGGCCGCGTCTGAGGGACGGAAGATGCGCTTGACGATGCCGAAGAGACTACTCCAGAAGCCCATGGCTATCTCCTTCTCGGATGGTTGCGCCGCCAGTTCTCGTCGCAGGCGGCTTGGTAGGCCGCGGCACAGGCCGCGTGGGTCGGGTTGGCCGTGAGGCTCGCGGCGCGGTTTGTAGGCCCCCCCCGCTTGGCGCTTCGCACCCCCGCCAAGTCAGTGGGCGAGTCATCGCCTCTCTTCTCGGAAGAAGACGCATTGACATGCGCACTACGAACCTGATGCAGCCCGGTCATGCTCGGCTGTCGCGATTGCCGGTCCGCTCCGCGGCTGCACACGATCGCGCTGCCGCCTTCGAAGTTCACTACCCGACAGGGCACGATACACTCCTTCGGATTTCGTCTGGGGTCGGCGGCTCGAGCAGCGACCGCTGTCGCAGCGGCCGGCCCGGCCAGGTCACTGCCAGCTTGAGCCGTTTGGCCCGACGTAGGATGGCCAGTGCCCGCCGGCGCAGCTTGTGCACGCCAGAGCGCTTGTGAGCGCGGTCCACGGCCAGGAAGTAGCCCATGGGCGACGCACACTCACTGACCACCGGCCAGCCGTAGTCGGTCACGAGCTGGTCGATCAGGTTGTGCAGCTCTCGTAGGTCGCCCGGCGACTCGTAGCCCAACTCCTCGGCGATCGTCTGCTTGGTCTGCGCGTTCGCCCGGCCCACGCAGTGCGTGGCCAGGTGTTCGGCAACGCGGCCGAGCTCGAGGTTGTAGGAGTCGTCGGACATAAGAGAAACGCAGGGGCGCTAAGGCGCAGAGGCGCAGGGGGAATCAGAACAGAAGAGCTCGGAGATCGCGTCGAGAGCGGCGCGGCCGGTGAACTGCTCGCCGTCTTCGAGCACGAGCAGCGGCAGCTCTTCGGCGTTGTCCGTGACCATGAGGTACTCGGCCATGCCCTCGGCCGACTCCAGATCGACCTCGACGTATTCGACGCCGGCGTGGCCGAGCAAGTGCTTGGCCGTGGCGCAGGCGGTGCAGCTTTCTTGGGTGAAGAGCTTCATGCGGTCAAGAGCTTCAGTTGGGGCAGTTTCTTGCGGCCGTCCCGTATACCTTCATCCAGAGCGTCGGGGTCGACTCGGTGACGTGGTTGCTTACGGGCACGGTATCCGCAGGCCGAGCAGACGTAGCGTTGCTGCTCTTCGTCGAGACTACACGCCTGCTTGCCGCAGCGCTGACACTTGAGGTCGCTGGTCTGGAGAGGGTGAGCCGCTTCCATGTAGCCCATGACGTAGCTCTTCACTTCCATCCTCGCTCTGGCAAGCCGGGCCGATTGAAGCTCGACCACGCAGGCATAGAGCGTCGAGAGCAGCGAGAACTCCGCATTGGTGCACTCCACGTAGAGCACGGTCGACTTGCGACCGAAGTTCATATCATCGAGCAGGCCCAGGCTCTGGCCGATGTGAAGCGCCATCCATCGCGTACCCCCCTTGCACTTCAGTCTGAATCGCTTTCTGGTAGCCTCATCGATCAGGTCGGGGTCGAGGTCGTACATTTGCAGGAAGCGTTCGTAGATCGCCCTCGCAGTCTCCGCCTCCGGCCCGCTGTTGCGCTTGATGTGGGCCAGGATGCCACGTGCGCGACGGATGATGGTCGGGTCGGCACTCACGCTGCCTCCCCCTTGCGCTGCTGCTTGGCGTACTTCTGGATCACGCAGATGGCCTGGGTCGCTTCGGCCTTCCAGAGGGAGTCGAACCACCCGTCCCAGTTGCGCCGGCGCAGCTCGTTGAGCACGCGCTGCCGGATGAAGGGCTCCGCTCCAGACTCCCAGGTGACCTCATGACAGAGCTGGATCAGATACGCGCACTGCTCGGGGGTGGCGCGATCCCAGTCGCTATCGCCTCTGCGATCCGGGACCGTGAGACGGACACCGAGGGGCCGATCAGTGGGAGCCACCTGAGCGACTCGCAGCAGCAGCAGCGTCCACTGCCACTCGTCGAGACCGCGCACAGACTCGACCCCGATCAACTGCCGGTTGAGCTCGTGCCGCTGACGATCGTCGGACACGCCCAGCCCAGTGCGAAGAATCGCGAAGTACTCGCCGCGCATTTTGGGGATGGAGGTCACGCGTGCACCCCCGATCGCAGGAGGCCCATGAACGTGCGGGCGTAGTTGCGGACCTGCTTGCGCTTGCGACCGAGATGGGCCGCTAGCTCAGGCAGAGGGCGATACCAGTTGTCGCGCAACCACTCGCGTTCGGCGTCCGTCCACGGCCTCCGATAGCCGGTTCGACGGTACGCCGGGCGCGGGGGGTCGCCTCGGTACTTGCCCCAGTTGCGGGTGATCTTCGGACCCATGAGAGCGACTACGCCACGCGAGTGGTTCGGCGACCGCGGGTGGAGCCCGAAGTGCTCGCGGTAGTGGGCGAGATCTCGGTACCCGTGCTGCTGCACGTGGAGACCGGTGATCGACTTGAACCACTGTTTGCAGTGCAGACACTGGAGCCGATCGGTCGCGGGGTCGTAATACTCGCACTCGTCTAGTGTGGGCGCACGATCGGGGTAGCGGATCTGGATCTTGTCCGCGTAGCCCTTGGCCCAGCCGCTCATGACGCTTTGGCACTGGTAACAGCGCGGGTGATGATCGTCGAGCCGCACGCGATACTCCTGCTCACAGCGCCGGCACTCGACCACCTTGGCCACCGGCCGCACGGGCATGTCCTCAATGCCGAGCTGGCGTCGCGTCAGATCGTCGAGTCGCTCCCAGTTGTACGCCTCGGGGTGGGCGATGAGGAACTTGCGGACGTCCTCAGGCTGAATCGAGCAGGGACGGGGCGAGCCGTTGAGGCTGCCGATCTGATGGCGCACGATGCGGAGCCCGTGCGTACCCCACTGATGGACGATCGTCTTGTCGGACAGGCCGAGCAAGCCCTCGATCTGGCGAGCCGTGTACCCGTCGCCGGCGAGCCGCAGTCCGAGACGCCGCGCCTTGAGCTTGATCGCCAGGTAGGACCGGTCGAGCCGGCGAGCGATCGTCTGCGGCTTCACCTTGCCCCAGCTCTCCTCGAGGTAGCCGATCTCCTCCGCAGTCCACGCCCTTCTACCCGGCTGGCTGCCGCCCACGATCGGTTTGGCCGGCGGGACCGTGTCCGGCGCCTCCGCCTGGCGCTCCCGGTAGTGCTTGAGGCACAGCCGGCGCCGCATCGCGACGTTGTGGCAGCCGTGCTCGAGGCACTGCTCGGGGTCGTATTGCGGATGTGGTTTAACGTTGGCGGACATGGTGATTTGTGCGCTATCGGGCGATTCTCGGCTGTTCAGCCAGAGCCACAGGTGGTATCAAGCGATGTCTCTCTGCGCTGCCTTGTCGATAGCTTCTTGGTCGAGGGTGTAGCCGAAGTCGTCGGTCGTACAGAGGCGGACTCCGTAGTCGGACACGTCCTCGCCGGCTATGGCGAGGTCGCGCAGCTCGTCCTTGTCCACCGTTTCCTTGACGCGAATGTAGGCGGCGCCGCGCCGGCCGAGGGACTTGAGCTGATCGAGCACCTTAGCCCAGGTCATCCGGCTCGCGGGCTTGAGCGTGTGCACGATGCGATAGGAGAGCCGGCCGAACGTGAGCGCAACGTGTTTGACCGCGCCGAAGTCCTCGCGGTTGGCGTCGCAGAACTCCTCGAGGTCCTTTTCAAGCCGGGCCTTGCGGGCCAGCGCATCGCGCGTCTCGGCGTCAGCGGCTTCCTTGAGCGTATCGATCTCGGCGTTCAGTTGGATCTCGACCGCTTTGGTTTCGCGGTCGATCTCGGCAATCTCGCGCAGGGCATCGTTGACCTCGTCCCAGTCTTTCATGACCGGTTCGGGGGTGGGCTTGGTTCGGGGCATTGTCTCGGCTCTCCTATCACTATGGGTGGCGCCGCGTCAGACACACGGGCCGCTGGACATACTGGTCTGGGCGGCTCTTGAGGTACTGACGCTGGATCCGGATACTGGGCGTAACGAGCATCTCGACGCGGCCCGTGTGCAGCACACAGGCGCACCGATCGGCGAGATCGCAGTCGATGTCGTTACAGATGATGCTGCACGACATGAGCTGCTGCTTGGGCTCGTCGCGGCGTCGGCCGCGTGGGGCGCTGGGGGTCTCGGTGGGCATGGTCTCGGCTCCGCGTGTTAGGCCACGAGCATCTGGTAACCGGACTTCACCGACTCGCTGTCGAGTTTTCTGCCATCCGCGATACGTCTTGAGCGGAGGTAACCTTTGACAAGGCGCCGGGCCTCGCCACGGGACTCGGCGAACGCGGCCTTGACGGTCTCGACGGACTCGCCGGCGAGGATCTTCTTGGCGTCGGAGTCGCTCAGCCGGCCGACTGGCACGTAAGTGCCGATCCGGTTGAAGACCTGCGCGTATCGGTCGCTCCGACGCATGCGAGCGAAGCACTCGGGCATGCCGACGAATGCGACCGCGCAGCCGTGGCCGTCGTCGTCCTGCGTGTCGTCGTGGATCTGCCGGGCGAGATCCACGGCCTGGGGCGTGAGGTAGTCCGCCTCGTCGATGATGATCATATTCCGGCCACCGCGCAGCTCCGCACAGATCGCCTGGACCATCTCACGGGTCGTGCGACTGGCATCGAGGCCGAGCTGCTCGCAGAGCATCTGACACACGCCGCGAGGATTGCCGAGCCCGATCTTGGCGGTGATCATGGTCACGTCCTTAGCTCGGCGCACGTAGTCGCGGCAGGCCTCAGTCTTGCCCACGCCAGACGGGCCGATGATAGCGGCCATGTCGCCCTCGATGTGGGCGATCGACAGGGCGCCTTGGACGTCTTCGGCTACGCTGGTCATGGCGAATACCGGGCGCTTGGGCAGGGCTTGGCGAGCTTCGTAGCGAGACAGCCACGCGGCCACTCGCTCTTCGATGTCCGACTCGTGCTCATACTTACCGTTGACGTACTGACTGAGGATCGCGGTCGAGCGCCGGATCCCCTTGGCGACCGTCGAGAGCGTGACCTTGCTCTTCGGATCGGCGAGCAGTGCGGCGAGTCGTTCACGAGGGGCGATGCTGTCATTCATGCTGGCCGTCAGTTGCAGTACATGGCTCATGGTCTCGGCTCCTGGTAACGCGTGAGTCCAGGCCGGCGCCGAGACCAATCGAACCGGCCTGGGCCTCACGCACGCGCGTTTGAAGGGAGTTCATGGTCTCGGCTTTCAGAGAAGCCGCAAGCGAGCGAAGCGATCCTTCGCCAATCGGCGATCTGTTGGGTTTGGTCGTCGCTGCTTGCAGCAAAGGGTCACGATGCGACCTCCGCCATGTTTCCCTCGCGGGACTTGCGGATCCAGTCGCGCACGGATTCGGCAGTCGCAGGGGTCTCGGGTTCAGGCTGTGGCTCATCGGCTGCCGGCGGAGGAGTCTCTGGCTTGGGCGGCTCCTCTGGCAGTCGGTCGAGCGCGGTAAGCTGAAGCACGTTGTTCTGCTCGTCTGGCGGATCAGCGTCACTGCCCGACGTGTCCTCTGGCGCTTGGCCTCGCTCGGCGACAATGGCCTGTAGCGCGGCCACGTTGTCGTTGGCGATCGATACCTCGTCGCCAGCCGCGGCCACCGCCTTGCGCGCCTTGGTCTTGCGTCGCTGAGCGGCCTTCATCTCGCGCTCGGTCGGGTTCCAGCCGATCTTGGCATCGATCTTGGCCGTGCAGACGAAGGCCATCTGCTCGAGGTCGTAGATCTGGACTTCGGACATGTCGCGGGGGTCGTAGTACACGGCCAGGCGCTCGCTGATACGATCGATGAGCTCGTCTGACCAGTAGCTCACGCCGAGCACGGTGACGCCCTTGCTCGTCACCCGCGTGTCCTTCGTCTGCTGCTTGCGCAGAAACAGGTCGAGGGCGCGATCGCTGGGGAACTTGGCGGCGTAGGCGGGGTCTGCCTTGAGCTGCTCGGCCCGTGCGTTCGGCGAACAACCGAGCTCGCCGTGGTTGTGGTTGTTCCACCACTCGATGAACTGCTCGATCGCCACGACGAACTCTGGCCACGTGAGCAGCTCGCCCCGCTCGATCTCACCGTCGAGCTTCTCCGGGCGCTGCTTGTTGTCGCGACCACACCAACCCGGGTAGTTGTGCTCGAAGCGCTTTGACATGGCCGAATACAGCGATTCAACGAACTTTCCACGGGCGTTGAACGGGATCGCGTTGCGGATCTCGATGCCCAGCGCACCCCATACTCCGAAGTGAGAATCTGTGGCGATCGGCTTCGAGTCCGAACGCCGCGGACGCTGGCTCTTACGCTTCTTTCCACCCGTCAGTTGTTGGTTGTCGTACTCGCTCCCGTTGTCGATGTAGAGCTGGTCAGGGATGCCCTGGGAGCGGATGCCCTCGCGGGATGCGAGGCCGACGAGCGTGCTGTCGTTCGACTGACCGGCAGCCCAACCGAGGATCTTGCGGGAGGCCGCGTCCTGTGAGAGCGTGAACCACGGCCGGATCGGCTTGCCGACTCCGCGCTCCTTGCCGGGGTAGACGAAGAGGTCGAGCCGTCGCGAGTCCATGCACTGGATCTCGTTGAATCGCAGGTCGTCGTAGCTGCGCGTGATTGTGGGCTCGTACCGATCGCTCCAGGCCCTCTTACCCATGCGATGGTAGGCGATGAGGGCATCGGGGATCTTGCGCACGAGGCGCTTGACCGCACTGTAGCTGGCCGGCGACTCTGCGCGGGCCTGGCACTCCTCCGCGAGCATCTCCCAGACCTCCGTGACACTTGGCCGAGTGGGATCGAGATACCGCGCCTCTACGAGCTCCTGCTGCCATTCGGGCATGCGTAGGCCGTGGGTGCGTCCGCGCAGATCGATGAGAGCCTGCGGCCCCTCGGACTCGTAGGCCTTGATCTTCTTGTAGAGCGTGCCCACGCCGATGCTGTTCTCCTTGGCGAACCGCTTCATGGCCTCCGTCACACTCTCGCCGTAGGCTTTGGCATCCTCCCGCACTTGGAGCGCTCTCTGTACTAGTT